CAGTAGCAGCGAAGGCAGCGGCACAGCCTGTGGCAGCGCCGACTACGGGAACCGAGTGAGTCTAATGCGAAGTCTTAAATACGTTCTCGTTGCACTAGGCTTGCTGTGCCTCACGCCCGCGTTATCCTTTGCGCAGACCGCGACGGCCACAGCGACTGCCACCGCCACGGCGGTAACGGCTACGCCCGCTTCGACGCCCTCGCCTACGGGTACGACGTTCTCAGGCGTGACTCATTTCGGATACTTGGCAACCGTCACGAAGTCCAATGGACTGCTTGGCGGCTACATGGTGCAACTGAAGGCGACTGCGGCCCTGCTCTATGGGCAGGTCGTCATACCCGATGCGTCGAATAATAATTCGGTTGTCGTCGCGGCCAGCGGAGCCACAAACCCGATTGGCGTGGTAGTCGGCTGTGTCGGAGCCGTGGCCGGAAGCACGCAACCAGGAGCCAAGTTCGGCTGTAATCCTGCGGCGGCACAGACCGCGATGGTTCTGATGGACGGTGTTGCGCAAGTCGTATGCGATAGGGCCATGAGTCCGGGGCAGGTCGTTATGACCAGCACGCTCGTTAACGGAATGGTAGGCCCCTACGTCGCGGGCACCGTGGATGAGCAAATCGGCGTCTTGCTGAGTTCGTGCGCCGTCAACGGAACGGCGAATATGCTGGTCTATAAATAATGGCTCAGGAAACTAGAGCGCAGAAGGATTTCGTCGCCCGCAAGAATCGCGAGCGGGACCGCGAGGAAACCGATCCGCCGCACGCCCGCATCCCGAAGAAGGGATACGGCGGGATGGACACCAAGAACAAGGACACGGGCGCTGGCAAGAAGGGCATATGAAAAAGTACGCCAAGATGAAGAAGAAAATCTCGATGGGCAACATGAGCGGCGGCAAGGACACCGGCAGTCCCTTCGGGAAGAAGACCAAAGCGGCGTATTCCACCAACAAGCTTATCCCTACTAAGAAGAAGAAAAAGAAGTAGAAGGAGGTCGATATGGAACGCTGCCCTCATTGTGGATATTGCCCTCATTGCGGTCGGTCGAATTTTGCGCTGGTTCCCTATTGGCCTCAGCCGTGGGGTTCGCCATATGGACCTATATGGATATATCAGGGCAACATTGGCGTCGGCGGAAGTGGGATCGCCCAAGGCGGGATGCAGACCACGACAAATACGATGGGCGTTCTAACCTACGGTCCCGACAACTGATATAGTCGCGATGTGGAAACCATTGACCGCTTTTTGGATAAGGTGCAGTTCGAGCCAATGTCGGGATGTTGGCTATGGACTGCGAGTCGCGGCACGGGCGGCTATGGACAGTTTGGATTAGGGCCGAGAACCGCAAAGCGCCGTCTCTTCGGCGCGCATCAAATCTCGTACAAATTGTTCAAGGGTGAGGTACCAGAAGGGTTGGTGCTTGACCATATTTGCGAGGTCCGGTCATGCGTCAATGCCGACCATCTGCGTCCCGTTACTCACCGATTCAATATTTTAAGGGGTAGTGCGCCATCGGCGAAGGCTGCGCGAGCGACCCATTGCCCGCAAGGTCATGCGTATGAAGGGAAGAATTTATATATCACTCCGCTAGGAGACCGGAAGTGCAGAACGTGTCATCGAGAACGCTACCGCAAAGCGCATGGATTGGAAGGGTCGGGACGATTTTATGGCGGTTCAGATAAGTGACGTTGCGCGGCAGGCCGTAGCGCAACTTGGCCTAGATTCTGGGTACGAATTGAGTGCCCAGTTTTGCGGCCAAGCGTATGCGGAATTATGTTCGCGGGCCAAGTTTCGCCATCTCCGCAAGCTAGGCACCCTGTACATGCCCGCGCCCATCCAGACGGGCACCTGCACGATCACTTTCGATTCTCCGACGATAACGCTGGACGCTACGGCGCTGGCCGCATGCGAGGCGAATCAGTTTCTACAGTGGCCGGATGGGTTTGAGGGGCTGTTCTTCCGGCCTCAGATCGGCATTACGTGGTATCAGATTTCGCGCGCTTACGTGGACCCCTCGACAGGCGTTGGAACCGTCGTCCTAACAACGCCGTTTGCCTTCGACAATTCGTATCTGATTACGTCGCCTCCTCCGCCTCCGCCCGTACAGCAGGCGGGCGTGACTTTTTATATTCTCCCTCGATTCTATGCGCTCGCGCCCGATGCACGGCAATTAGGCGTATTTGGTTGTGACTTCGTATTCCGGCCCCTGCAAGTGGTCAGCGAAGACCAGTTGAACATGATGGTGCCGAGCCGGTTTCTCGTCTCGACGTATCCGCAATTCGTGGCCGAGATGAACTCGAATCTCGACCAGACCGGCGTACCTAAGCAAGTGGAGATTTATCCTCCTCCAACCAACTCAGTCACGGTGCATTATACCTACTACGCAACACCGAAGATTTTGCAGTGGGAAGACTTCCTGCCGCCGACGATAGACCCAGACACCATCCGGTCTGGTGCGATGGCTCAGATCGCCTCTAATCGCTCAGGAAAGGCCGTCCGCGCGGGCAACCTCGAAGAAGCCGCGTACTGGCGAAACGTTAGCAATCAGGAGCGGACGGCATTCGAGGCCAAGATACCGAAGGCCATCAGGAACGATAGGGGCATCGAAGACATCAAGTTTCTGCTCAAGGGCATGACATCGAATAGATACCCCCTTGACTGGGATCCGAACCGGGACGCAGTGAGCAATTGGATACTGCGTGGCTACTAAATTCGTCATTGCGCTACTTCTATGCCTCACGCCCGCGTTAGGTTGGGCGCAGAGCACGACTATCGTTGGCACTTGCGACCAGTATCAGCCGGGGGCGGGTGGAGACTTCTGCATCAACACGGGTGCGGCGACCTATTGGCAGCAGTTCACCGGAGATGTGGTGAATACTCGCAACGTGCCGCAATGTTCTCCGACGAACACGACTGCCTGCGGAAAGCTGACGGTTCAGGGGATAAACGGCGTGCCGCTAAACGGGACATTGGCTGACGGGCAGACCTGGTGCTATCAGGCATCGTCCAACACGATGATCCCGTGCGCACCTTAATTGCCATTCTCGCCATTCTGTTACCTTCATTAGCCTTCGCTACTCCTACGCCGACGCCTACCGCCGTGGCTACCTCTGTGCCGACTTCTCTCGTGGGCGGTTCCAATCGGATCGGTACGAATCTTGGCAGTCAGGATTTTCAGGGCTGCTGCGGTGGCAATTATATGCAAAACCTGTTCGACAATCCCGGTCTGGAGCCGAGCACGGACGGGCATTTGATGCAGGTAGGCAGCGGAGGCACGAGCAGCACCTTTACCGACACCTTGGATCAGGGCGAAGCGACGGGGTACTGGGTCGGTGCTCAAGCATCGGTCAGGGTGGGCGCGGCGGCAGGTACCACATTCACGATTACAGGCTATACGGCGGGCGGTTCCTATACCTTCGGCTCGTGCTCTCCGAGTTGTCCGACGCTAAGTTCTGGTAACTGGGTAGCGGAGGTACTGACGAGCGTCAACGTGGCTGGGAACATGGACACCAACGTCATTGGTGGCTGGGGCGGCGTCCACGACGGGCATTGCCTGCTCTCCACCGCAGACAAGTACGAGGGACAAGGGTCCGTAGCCTGCGATGTCGCGGACGGTTCCGCTCACACCTTCGATTACGGCTGGGATTTGTCCACTACTACCGGCGGCGTATGCGCAGACGATAATGTAACGCCTTGTACCGTAGCGAATCAGGCAACGGATTGCGCGACAGTGTGTTTGACTGCTCCGCAAGCTGGACCTTGGCATCCGATTGTAGGAAGTTTCGAGACTTCGTTCTGGGCCAAAGGTGCGAATACATCGACCGGCACGCCGCAGGTATCGTTTCAGCTTTATCGGACCGCTGGCGGCGGCGTGAACGTCAGTCACATATGGACTCTCACCAATGATGGCGCATGGCATCAATATACCTACTCGTTCACCGGCAACGACGTAGTGAACCAAAACTCCCTGCTCTATACATTCTCCACGACCAATAACTCGGCAGAAACCGGCGCGACCATCTATATTGACGATGCTTATTTGGGCAGAGCAGCTTCGTCGGCCACGGGATTCCGTACCGAGATGATTTCGACCATGCAGGCGATCAATCCGGGTTCCACGCGCTACGCCGCCTACGATCAGCTTGCGACGAATGACAGAGGCTACGAGGGGCCGAGCGGGTGCGTAATAGGCTCCAGCCCGACGACTACCGGCACCTGCGACATGCTCCACGGGACGGCGTTCAATACTACTGGCGGCGGTGTCTGGGTATTCGCAGGACAGGACGCATACGCTCTCGACAATGCTGTCGGGGCCGAACCCTACATGACCATCGGCAACGTGATGAGTGACGCCGACCTCAAGACGTTCATCGACAATATGTGTTCGGCTCTAACCACCTATAATTTCCCGGCGACTTGGGTCGCGCAGAGCAACGAGGATTGGAACAATCATCAAGGGCGTATCTCATTTGGCGCATCCGGCTGGTCGGCCAACTACGCAACCAACGCTGCCCGAAACTTCAGCATTATGAGTACGGAAGCGACTAGCCACTGCCCGAGTCTTGCGAGCCGCATTCACTACATCATGAACAATCAGGCGTGTGCGGGTCCGTTCGCCTACATTCAAGCCGCCTATGCGAACAACTTCGGGAGCATTCCCAACACGAGCCAGTACGGCTTCGAGAGCGCGCCTTACGTACCGGCTAGTGGATCGCTGCCGAGTGAGAGCGGTAATCTTACTGCCCAAGCGGCTGCGTATGCGGCGCTGCAATTCGGGACTTCCGGCGTGGAAGCCTACATGCCGCCCTCTGGTTGTCTGGTAGCTGACGATTACGCACCGCTCCAATCGAATAACTTTCTCACGTTCTACGAAGAAGGTCCGAATGCCGTAGGCGGCGGGGCCAACACAGAGCAGTTCTATCTCTCTGAGGCCGGTTATCCATCGGCGGCGTGGATGGCGGCTAATTGGCTGCTGGGTCAGCAACTAGGCAAGACACCGATTCAGAACGAGTATCAGTTTTCGCAGATAGAGTTCGGGCAGGGAGGCAATTCCGCCCCTATTTGGGGAGAGACGCACGATTTGGATTTTGACTTTGGCCCAGCGACTCCTCATTTACGGTCGGTCGGCGTCGGGAAAGAAGTCGTTAATGCGGGAATTCAGGGAAATTATTATCCCTTGTCGAATTTACCTAGTGGCGTTTACGGTAGTGCCTATAACTCGAACGGTAGTGCGACTGGGCTTTGGTCTGCGGTCCTGACCAACAGTAACAATAGCGCGATTCCGATGGCGATTGTGTTCCCCGGTACGGGCACGGCACCCGGCAGTTGTACGGCGACAATAAATACCAACGGAATCACCGATAATGCAGAGAACTCAAGCGACGTTCGCACTGGATCGTGTACTTTTACCTCATGTGTGGGCAATACCTGTCCTTTTACACTGCAACCATATCAGGTCGTAGCGTTCGCCCCAGCGAGTGGAGCGACTCCGACAGCGACGGCAACAGCCACGGCCACCGCTACCGCGACAGGAACCGCCACGGCTACCGCTACAGCCACCGCAACGGCGACCCCTACTGTCAGCGCGACGCCCACCGTTAGTGCTACACCGACCCCATCGGTCACTGCGACGCCGACAGTATCAGCAACACCGACGATATCAGCGACACCTACCGCTACGGCCACCGCCACTTCGACTGCAACGGCAACAGCGACGGCCACAAGTACAGCCACGCCTACAGCCACTGCCACCGCGACGCCGACTAGCACAGCGACACCCGGTCCCTGTGACGTGCATCCGGGCGTTCCGGGCGATTATTGCCTGAATACCGGATCGACAACGCAATGGACGCCGTTCACTGGGGATGTCAGCAACGTTCGCAATACCACGACCTGCAATCAGTTCAACCATACAAAATGTGGCAAGCTGACGGTTAACGGCATGAAGGGCGTCCCCTTCGTCGGTACGCTCACGAATCATCAGAAATGGTGCTATCACGCCGCCAACAAGACCATGATACCGTGCAACTGATTACTGACATCACGTCGCTACTCCGGTTCGAGGAAGGCGAAAAGTTGTTCGTCTACGACGATTTCAATGGTAAACCCATCACGAAAGGCTCCCGTGTCTACGGTAACCCAACCATCGGCGTGGGCCGCGCGCTGAACGTCTCCGGCATCACGCAAGCCGAGAGCACCCAGTTACTCACTAACGACATCGCGAAGTGGTACACGGCATTTCCCGATCCTTGGTTCACGGCACTAGACACCGTGAGGCGGGCGGCAATCGTCAGTATGGCTCATGCGATGGGTGCGCAGGGGGTGCGCGACTTCTCCGATATGATAGCGGCGCTACAGGCTCAGGATTGGAAGGCGGCGCGCGATGCCGTGTTGCTATCGAAGTGGGCGGGTGAAGCTCCGGCACGGGCCACGCGCTGCGCCAACATGCTATGGACTGGGGTGTACCCGATAGTATGAACATCGACGCGGGGATCGTGGTCGTGATAGCTATCGTCTTGGTGATCGTTTGGATGTTTCCTCAGGAAAGAGAGGGATGAGACGTGGTACCTTCAGGCAATCTGTATGGCCTTCTCACGGCAGCGCTCTTGATTCTCAACACGATAATGGTGTGGTGCTCGGGACGAGCTACACGCGGGACCGTCAAGAACGAAGGAGAAGCCACGCGCGGTGATGTCAAAGAGGTTCACACGTTAGTCAATAGCGGGCTGACCAAGTTGATCGCATCGAAGGACGAGACAATCGCGAGTACAGAACGCGCCGCGAGCGCGGAAGGAAAAGCCGAGGGAATAGCGCAGGAACGCGAACGGCACGAAGCCTCGTCGATGACGGCGGCACTGAAAGTGATCGACGAGCCAGTCCAAGCGGCGAAATCGGGTGACTCCATCACGTTGGAAGCGCCTGTGAAAATTGAGGTCACGGAGAAGAAATAGGAGAACGCAAATGCTGTTACTAACCTGCCTTGTGAATTTGGTTTTCTACGCCATCATCGCGCTATTCACCCTGTGGCTGCTCGGCTACATCTTGGGCATGTTCATTCCGGGCTTTCCGGGACTGTGGCCGGGGACGCCGGGGACTCCCATCGTGTCGCTGGTTTATCTGCTCATCGGGCTAATCCTGCTGCTCAACTTCCTGATTTGCTTCATGGGCGGTGGACACGGCGGGATACTGCCGGAGTTGTGGATGGGCGTGCGCTGATGGCGACCGAAGAGAATCCCGATCCGGTAAAGGTGATCGGCCCCGTCGAACTCAAGAAAGACGATGCCGTCAACTTACCGCCATCCACCGCACAGACCACGACCAAGACGGAGCGTACCGAAGTCGTCACCGGTCCACCTGGTCAAGCGCCGCCACCCGCCGTCATCGCCGACGACAACATTCGCAAGTGGATTGCTCAAGAAGCTATTATCACTGACTTCCTGCTGGCGATGTTCATACTCTACCTGCTCTTCTTCCAGTCATCGGCGGTGAGTAAGGACGTGCTGCCGTTCGCGACGGGGGCCATCGGGACGATTATCGGCTACAAGGCGCGAGACGTGGGGACGGTGTACGGGTATCTGTTCGGCAGCAGCAGCGGCTCGACCGCGAAGTCGGCCATTCTTGAGAAAAAATGAAGCGAGAACTCAAGCAGCCGCCCGAGCGGAAGTTCGTCATCGGCGAGGACCATTTGGACGAGTTGGAGGCTCATCGCGACCGATTGCGTCGGGGGTGTGATCGATTCGAGCAGTTGGGGGTTGCGGGCGACATCGATGTTGTCGTTAAGAAGTGCCGCCAGCACCCGCTCGTACCGGAAAGAACGCGATTAATCGACCCTTAATTTGATATTGGGCGCGCGTCGGGGTATCGTCAGTGGTCATGGACCGCGATTCTGAAAATACGAAGCTATTTGAGAAGATTCTCGCGGCCATCAAAGACGGCAATGGAAAGCTCGACCAAATCATCCAGCTTCTCACGCCCGCTCCGGGCGACGACATCACAAACCTTGGCGGATCGATTTCTCCGCCCATAAAGAAATGAAGGAGAACTGACATGGCAATCGGCAAACTCGGAGCGGCGACATCTCTCTCGCAGAATATGTTCGATGACCAGAAGGCGACCTACACACCTTCGCCGACCAACGCGCAGGGCGTGGCGGAAGCATTCCCGACAGGGACCGCGCCGGTTTACGTCGCAGCGCCAGGGACCGCCGTTACTCTCACGCCCGCGACAGACGGCAGCGGCGGCGTGGACATTATTGGCGTCACCGGACAGGCTGGCGTCGAAGTCATCACCGGCACCTACACGAATCCTGACGGCACGGCGGCTGACCCCGTGACGATGACGTTCACGCAGAGCGTTGACCCGGCAGAAGCCGACGTGAAGACTCTCGGCGGATCGATTTCCACGCCTGTAGCGAAGTAGCTTCCTCGCGGCGGCGGGCCTGCCATTTCTCCCCCGAAAGCGCAGGTTCCGTCGCCGTTCTTTTCCCGTTCCGTTTGCGTTCGCACATTAGGCGGCGTAGCATCTCGCTGTGAAATGTGGGACGTGCAAGAAAATAATCAAAGGGACGACTCGTAAGAAATACTGCGATTCGCGGTGTCGCGGTCGTGCGTACAGGATGAGGCATGAAAAGAAAGCTCGGTAATCGCAAGGCGTCGTACAATCCGAAGCGCCTCTTTCTCGCCAAGTACATCAATCGCTCCACCATCAGCACGACGGCGCTACCCGTGGACATGTCGGTGTCGCCGATGATTCAGGCGAATCCGTGGATTATGAACGGAATGCTGATGAACGGTCCCGACCCCGCTGCGGCTCCGGTGCTCGTCTCGACGTTCGGGCTGAGTCAGACGGCGGCGAATGACTTAGCGGCTGGTGGACTCGGTGACTGTTGGTTCGCCTGCGCTGCTCGGCGCTCTGCTATCGCGGCGGCATCGGTAGGCAAGCTCGTCTACACGTCCTACGCCGACATGGTGAAGTCCGCACTGATGGGATACACCTCGACCGGCTGGAATCCGAAAGACTCGGCCAACACAGATCAGGGCACCGATCCGACACAGGGGTTCGCTTACGTCAAATCGACGGGCCTGTGGACGAGCGACGGCACGTACAACAAGCAGATGGCGCAGTTGGGCGTTGACCCCAAAGACTTCGAGGCGGTGACGATTGCGTTCAACATCGGCATGGGACTGTCGGTCGGCATCAACTTCCCGCAGGACTACGAGAGCGCGACGGTCTGGGACGTGACCAGTTCGCCCATCGTCGGCGGTCACGAGATTTGCGGCTTCTCGAATCTGGCGGTGAAACCGGCGGGTATCGAGATCGATTCGTGGGGAGAGATAATCACCTTCACGGCGGCAGGGCTGGCGCAGCAGTGTACGGACCTGTTCGCGATTATCGACCCCGACCAGTTCGGGCCGGGGAGCACGGCAATTAACGGATTCGACAGCGAGGCAATGTTGGCCGACTTGGGGACGCTATGAAACGCAAGCTATTCTTTCGCTTCGTATTTTTGTTTGTCGCGGCGTTTGTACTCGCGAAGATTATCAGCGGCTGCGGCACCGTGACTCCGCCCGCGCCGACGCCGACGCCCACCGTCACCCCAACAGCGACGCCTACGCCTACAGCGGTAGTATTCAACGTCGAGGCGTGCCTGCAAAACGCCACGGCGGACTGCAACAAGGCGTGCGGAACTGTGGGCAACGTCGCGTGTCTGAACAACTGTAACGCTGTCCGCGATCACGCCTGCCAAGTATTAGGAAATAACCCGTAAACAAGGAGAACTGAAATGAGCAACTGGCTTCCATACATACTCGCATTCCTTCAGGCGCTTCCGACGCTGATTCCTGAAATCACGACGATCATCGACGCGATCATTGCGATCTTCAATCAGAACCCGACCCCCGCAAATCAGGCTCGCATCGCGAATCTCCAGCAGATCAAAGCTGGCCTGCCCGCCAAGCCGTAGTCCTCTGTGCCCGCGTCGTACATCGATCCGGTAATCGCAAGCCGAATCCGTGCGGCGTGGGGCAACCTCGCTCCCGACGTTCGCACCCGCATCACCGCCCGCCTGAACGCCAAGCGTGTCGCCAAGGGCTTCCAGCAGCCCGTGCCGCTACAGGAACTCGTCACGCTCGACGCTGCGGTCGGGGCGGTCGCGGTGCCTAAGGTGGCGCTCACGTCTCAGGTCGATTCCAGCGGCGAGATTTGGGGCACGGGCAGGTACGAGCATCTTGACCCTGGTTGGGCGGAGAGCAT